AGAATGGGCTGAAGATAGATTATCTAAATTAGCAATGGCATTAGCTGGTACTGCTACAAGTAAATCTTACTTAGCAGGATTACAGTCATTTGTAGATTTATTCTCAGGTGCTCCCGGACAACAGCAAAGAATTGGAGCCTCATTGATGAATAACTCCATTCCATTATCTAGTCTTAGAAATGAAATAGGTAAAGTCCTTACACCTTACACAAGAGAATTAGGTTCTGATATTGGTGACTCTATAAGAAATAGAAACTTAATAACTGAAAATATTGCAGCAGATCCGCTACCAATTAAATACGACATATTAACTGGTAAACCAATAAAAGATCACAACTTTATTACTCGTATGTTTAATGCGGCTTCACCTGTGAATTTTAATATTGATTACACCCCCGGTAGAGAGTTGATATTTAACAGTGGTTATGACATGAGAACTTCTACATATTCAGCTCCTGATGGAACAGACTTATCTGACAGTCCAAAAGTTAGGTCAATGTTTCAGAAGGCTATAGGAGATCAAAACTTAGAAGCTGTATTCGACAAGATGGCAGCAGAAGAGTCAATACAAATATCTTTAGCTGAGATGAACTATTACAAAAAGAATGGTATGAGCGATGTTGAACCAAGATCATTTCCACACTACAAGCGAATTGCAAAAGCGTTTGACCGAGCTAAGAAACGAGCTTGGGCTTCTCTCAGAGACAATAACGACGTCCAAAAGTTACTCATCAAAGAAAGAAACCAAAAACTAAAAAATAGAAAGGCAAACAAAGGAACGATTGACGCGATCCTCAACATAAACAAGTAAATAAATCCGCCTCCAATTAAATATTTAAAAGAATGAAATGGCGACAACAGAACATTTTATAAGTGGTAGTGCAACCACTTTTCCTTTTACCTTTCCGTATTTAAAAAATGCAGACGTAAAAGTAAAAATACAAGACGTACCAAAAGACGAAGGTGTACATTACAACATCATCACTAGTCCATCAACACAAGTAGTTTTTACTACTGGAAATGAACCTTCTGGTACTGATACTGTTCATATCTATAGACATACAGATGTTGATAGTAATCCAGCAACTTTTGTAAATGGTAATTCTATAAAGGCTTCAGACCTAAATAATAATCAATTAATTAATCAATATTCTAATCAAGAACAACATCAGAAAATAACTTCTGAAGACATTCATGATGGATCTATTGTTGACGGTGATATAAATGCAAGTGCAAATATAAATGGTTCTAAGTTATTAAATGACTCAGTATCTCCAACAAAGTTAGGTTCAGGTGCTTTACCAACCGACATAACAGTAGCAAGTGCAAACATTGTTAATGGGACAATTGTTGATGCTGACGTAAATTCATCAGCAGCAATAGCTGGTACTAAGATCTCACCTGATTTTGGTTCACAAAATATAGTAACGACTGGAACTGTAGACGGAAGGAATGTATCAACTGATGGTACAAAACTGGACACTATAGAAACCAATGCAAAAGATGACCAAACAGCAGCAGAGATAAAAACTCTGTATGAGTCAAACGCTAACTCAAATGAGTTTAGTGATGCTGAACAGACTAAGTTAGCTGGTATTGAAACAGCAGCCACCGCAGATCAAACTAATGCAGAAATAAAAACTGCATATGAAGCAAATGCTAATACGAATGAATTTAGTGATGCTGAACAAACTAAGTTAGCTGGTATTGAAACGGCAGCTACCGCAGACCAGACAGCTAGTGAAATTAAAACACTTATAGCTGGATCTCCTTTAGATGATTCACACCTTGCAGCTAACTCAGTAACCTCTGATAAAATTCTTGATGGTGCTGTAACTGTTCCAAAATTAGGAACTGTTAATTTAGCAGACCTTGATAATGTTCACACCGCTTCACCAAGTGACGGACAAATATTAAAATGGATTGCTGCAAACTCAAGATGGGAACCATCAGTAGATGCTGGAGCAGGTGGAGCAACTTTAGGTGATGGAGCTTATACAGACATAGTTGTTTCTGCTTCTGGAACAATAATGCAAATAGCAACTGGAGCTATAGTTCCTTCTGATTTATCAGCAACAAACGGTTTTGTACAAAGAGATACTGCACCAGAATTAAGTGGTAACTTAAACGTTGGTGTTAGTTCAATTATATCTACCTCAACTAACCAAGATATCAATTTAAATCCAAATGGTACTGGTTATGTGACTATGGTGGGTAACTCCTCTAAAGGTTCAGGTGCAATAAAATTAAACTGTGAAAATAATAGTCATGGTGTAATTCTTCAAGGACCACCTCATAGTGCTGGAGCAACTTACACATTAAAGTTACCTGATTCTGCAAGTAGCACTTCTGGTAGAGTGTTTGCTTTAGGACTAGATGGTGATGCTGGAGCTACAACTGGTGAACTAGCATTTGGAGCAGTAGCCAATGTAGACATAAATTCTGTTTCGACAGCTAGTGATTTCCCAATTATATTTGAGAACAGTACAAATACTCTTTCTAAATCATCTACTTCAAATAGTATTACCATAACCCCTAATGTATCTCTTAATTTAATTGATAATGTTAAATTACAAATTGGTACAGGTAATGATTTAGCAATTTATCAAGATGGTACAGACTCTTACCTACAAAACACTACTGGAACTTTACGAATAAATAATGATGGTACTGATCTTGTAATATCAACTGATAATAATATTCATATTAGGACTAATGGAACGGAAGAAGCTGTTAAGGCTCTAGCTAACGGAGCCGTAGAGTTATATTTCGATAATACTCCTAAAGCAGTTACTTATGCAGATGGATTGAGTGTTGCTGGAAGTATGCTGTGTAGTGGTGGAATAATTAATGGTACTAGTGGTAATGCACATATTGTTTTAGACAGTGGAACAAGCAGTGCCTCTGGTCTTCAAACTTCATATATTGATATAAAACATAATGGTACATTAAAAGCTAATATTTCATGTGCTGAAGTAAGTAGTGGTGAACCATCGTTAGATTTAAACGGCGCAGGAACAGGTGCAGTAAATTTATATAATGCTGGATCTCTTAAGCTATATACTCATACTAACGGTGTAGTTTCAGTAGGAAACTTAGGAACTGGAGACCATACAGCAGCAGTTGGCTGGACAAACGTGCTCTACGCTGGTGCTGCCATGGATTTACAACTTAAGCATGATACTAATAATAGTATAATTCAAAACTACACAGGTGATTTATACATAGAAAATGTTCATACTGGTATTGCTAATAATGTATATATAAGAGCTAAAGGTAATGAAGATAGTATTAGATGTATAAAAGATGGAGAAGTAGCACTTTATTACGACGGTTCCGGACCTAAGTTTAAAACTAATGCAAATGGTACTGAAACTATTGGTATTGCTACTATGGGCGACGTTTTTTGCGCAGGTGAATTAAACCTTATGGACGGTGGTGGTGGTACCACTAACGCTACTCGTTATATTGATGCTTCTGTTGGATCAGGGGGTTCGTTCTTTATAAGAGGCACAACTGGTGGAGATTTAAACCACAAAAACTTTTTCCAATCAAAGTATGGAGCTGAAACTGTCTTTTACCATGACGGAAACGTAAAAGCTTGGACTACAAGTGGCGGTTTAAATATATACGGTCGGTTAGAACCATATTCAGCGTCGGGAAATCGTTGGGGTATTATTCCGTATGTAGATACAAGCGGAGTAATGGAAGTAGGTAGTGCTATTGATTTTCACCAATCAGATGGTGATACTAGTGACTTCTATCCAAGACTTTATCCTATTGGAGCACATTTATATTTAAATCATGGTACAGGAACTTCTGCATCAAGGTTAATTGAGTCATATGACGGCACAGTACATTCTTTAAAACAAGTAAGTAATTATGTCCACATGGACGCTAGTACTGGTCAATTTGGTATTACAATTTGGTCTTCAGATGAAACTTTAAAAAAAAACATTGTAGACACAACTTATGATGCAACAGCAGCAGTAAAAGCATTTAAATTCAAAGACTTTGATTGGAAAAATGATGCTCCGTTTAGTGGAAGTCTAAAATGTGGACTTATTGCACAAGAAGTAGAAGCTACAGACAGTAGTTGTGTTTATACCTTAGAAAATGGCACAAAAGGTATAGACGAGACAAGAATGATAAGTATATCTATGAAAGCATTACAAGATTTAATTACAAAAGTAGAAACCTTAGAAACAAAAGTAGCTGCATTAGAAGCAGCATAAACACCCTAAATTTATTATGACAATTACAAAAACTTGGGAAGTTAATACACTCCAAAGAGAACTTGCAGATGGCTATGTAAACAAAGTTATCTATAGAGTTAAAGGTACTGATGGTACTTATGAAACAAGAGCGACAGGTGAAGTAAATTTACCTAAACCTGATACTCTTGTAGCTTACAAAGACCTAACAGCAGAGACTGTTATTGGTTGGGTAAAAGCAAAACTAGATGCTGATGAAGCTGGTACTGTAGCCAAAATAGAAGCTGCAATAGATGCAAATATCACTCTACAAAAAACACCTGTACATGCAATAGGTACTCCTTGGGGTTAAGTGGAACTTCCCACCATAACTCTTCCACCACCACAGGAATACGAAACTATATCTATACCTTTACCAACGGCAGATATTCCTTCTTATAAACCTTTAGTTATACCACCTAGTGATCTACAGGCACCGGAAGGAGTGAAAGGTAGAACAACAGAAAAACCTGAAGCGACAGGTATAAGACAAATTGACATTCCGTTTACGGACTTAAAAATGCCTTTACCTGAAAACGCCATACTTGTTACAGCCTCGACTACAGCAGTAGTTTCAGTAGCTGCAACACTAACTGCTACAGCAGCTTTTAAATACGTTGTTACAGCTATGAAACCAATACTTAAAACTACATGGAAGAAGATAAGCAAGTCAAAGAAAAAGGATTCTTTAGCAAAGTAAAAGATATAGCTGAAGATAAAGAACACCAGATAGAGTTCCTTGGAACAATAGTCAGACTAGGCGTTGTTGTCTGGTCTGGATTTATCATCACGATGAACTACGTTGAAATTCCTATGGTAAAGAAATCTGGTAACTCAGCTATTACTTTCGTCGCCAGCGTATTTACGGGAGCACTTGCCACTTTCGGCTTGACGACTGGAAAAAATGGAAATGGCAAAACACCAACAAATTGCCCAATGGCAAAGAAAACAGACAAACCAAAAGTATGAAAAAATGGATCATACTCTTAGCATTGTTGTCACCCACAATTGCAAGAGCAAACACTGTCACGCCTCAGTTCACAACAGGGTCGATGAACAGTACGACAACAACTACCCAAACAGTAACCGAGGTAACTCAGAAGCAAATATTTGGAGCAGCATTAGATACTTGGTCAGGAACAAATGTAACTCCTTCCGCAGATATAGCAGGAACTGGTACAACGTTCACCGTAACGGATTCAACACTTCCTTGGACACTAGAAACAACAACAAGAGCAGCAGGCTTAGTAGAGCAGTGGGATACCACAACAACATTCAACATAAACTCTACTACTACCTCACTCTCTGTATTCTCACAGTAAGCCCATCGTTTGCTGAAGGAGATACAAATAATAATGCCAATCCTGTTGCAGCCGCAACGGGAAACGTAACTAACCAAGCGGTGCAATTCCAAAACAATGGAGCATCGTCAAGACAATCTTATGGTCCAAACATTACATGTAATGGATCAACTATGACGTTTAGCCCTTTTTATATGGGCAACCATGCAAACCCTTATTCTGAAAAAGAAGAAATGACAGGGCTACACCCTTCTAGTTATCAACTAAATGAGAACTGGGGTTTTCAACTTAATTTTATGGTTCCTTTAGATAAAGAAGGATATCAGCAATGTAAAAATATCGCTAAACGACAAGAAGAAAAGATGAGGTTAGATCAAGAGCTGGTACGTGCTCTTAAATGTGCCGAATTACAAAGCAAGGGTTTCACCCTGCGACCCGGTTCACGTGTTGAACATATGTGTTCAGACGTAGTACCAATACAATCCTTATTACAAAATTAAAAATGTTAGCACTAGCAAGACCATTCGTACTTTCTGCATTAAGAAGTCCAAAATTTAAAACATTCGTTATAGACCTACTACAGAAGTTAGTAGAGCAATCAGATAATGACCTAGACGATAAAGCATTAGCAATAGTCAAGAAAGGACTAGGAGTCTAATGGCTAACGTCAGTTTAAAAATCGGCAAACATAAAAGTCGTACTGGCGGACTCACCAAAGCTGGTAGAGAAAAATACAACAGAGCTACAGGCTCAAACCTCAAAGCACCCCAACCGGGTGGAGGTCCTCGTAAAAAATCTTTCTGCGCTCGCATGTCGGGTGTTAAAGGACCAATGAAAAAACCAAACGGCAAGCCTACTCGTAAGGCACTTGCCCTTAGTAAATGGAAATGTTAATCAATGGCACACAAAGGAAAAGGTTCCTGTAAAGGAAGCAAAGGCGGAAAAAAGGGGTATAGATAATGCCTGCTAAAAGAGGACTATACGCTAATATCCACGCCAAGAAAAAACGTATTGCTGCTGGATCTGGCGAAAAGATGAGAAAACCCGGAGCAACAGGTGCTCCAACAAAAGCAAACTTTAAGCGAGCTGCTAGAACAGCTAAAAAATAATGGCAGCAAACAACATCTTAAAAATAAGAACTGTTCGCGGAGTACCTAAACATCTATACAACATAGATAAAGAAAGGTATGGCGATCAGTATCGAACTATTAAAAAGATAGAAAAAGCTAAAAAGAAAAAGAAAAAAAAGAAGTATAACGTATGAAGAAAAAAGCAACCGAAGAACAATTTAACGAGTTGCATAACCTAGTTACTAAAGAATTTCTTGGTCGTATAAAAGGCGGCGAAGCAACTACACAGGACTTAAAAGCAGCTTGTGATTGGCTTAAAGCTAATGACATTAGCGGTGTTGCTTATGACGGAAACCCTCTTTCAAAACTAGCAAAGGTTATGCCAACTGTTGATCCAGAATTAGTACAGGCAAAGCTATATGGCAAGTACTAGCTCTTATTACAAATCCAACCCTGCCGCTAAGCAAAGAAGACTTACGCAGCAAAAAAAATACAACAAAACAAAGAAGGGCTTAGCACTACGTGTTAATGCGAATCGACTTAACAGAGACCTTGGAACTTATGGCAATGGTGACGGCAAAGATGCTGCTCATTACAAAGGAAGTACTACGAAAGGAAGACTCCAGAAACCATCAACC